GCAAAATGCGTTAATAATATAACATGAATCAACAAGCACTTTTCATAACTCCAGCCGAAATCGTAAAATTTACGCCTATTGGTGGCAATGTAGATACCGACCGCTACATATACATTATATATGAGCAACAAAGGTATTTAATTGAAGACATAATCGGAACGGCACTATATGAGAAAATTGCAACGGACATCCTAAGCCAAACCCCGCTTACTGGCTTATATGAAACAGTACACGAAAACTATTTAAAGCCTATTTTATACAATGCCGTATTTAGCGAGTACGTTTTAACGGGGCAATATAACGTACAAGATAGCGGAATTTATAAAGCATTACCAACAAATAGCGAAAGCGCGCCTATTGATGAGGTGAGATTTTTTGCAAATAATTACAAAGCAAAGGCAGATGTTTGGGTAGGTAGGTTGCAGAAATGGCTATGTGATGTAGGGGTGCAAATTCCAGAATATCAAGATGACCAACCAAATGACTTTGACCAGCACCCGAATAGGGACGTTAATATAGTAGGCGGTTTTTACTTGCCAGGTCGCATGGTAAAAAAGTGGTATCATGAGGATATTTCGAGGTAGGACTGAGCCATGTAAAGATGGTTTAGGTGGCGTTAAAAGGGTTTATTTATTCAAGTACTCACAGGAAGTAGCAAGGCAGGCACGAGGGCAAAGGGGCGTATCACTTACAAGCTATCCACCTACTTTGGTTTATGCTTACAATGTGCAAGCGTCTAGTTTTAGCGAGAACCGCGCGCAGGATTTAGGCGATTGGTCGCAGTCATTTAGCGCGACTTTGACAAAACAAACGCTATCGGACACCATAGAAATAGAAACGCTTATAGGTATTGAACTAGGGCTTATTATTGAGGGGTGGGATGGTTTATTTAGGCTTGTAGGTGCAGAAAATGGCTGCAGAATTGAAAATGCAACGGCAGCAACGGGTGGCGCAAAAAATGACCTTAACGGGTACACCATTAGCATAGAAGCTAGTGAGCGTTACAAGTCGTTACTTTTTACAGATTTAGTGGCTGCAGGGTTTAGCATAGCAAGCGAAAACAATTATTTACTTAGCGAACTACTAGAAATACTAACAGACGGGAACGCCAATAGGCTAATATACATATAATGGCAGATAAATTATTTAGAGATTACTACAACGAGAAAACGGAAACAGGAAGCGTTCCCGCTGGTGGTAAATTATTGGTGCAAACAGGTGGTGCAACCGAACCGAAAAAGTTAGATATAGACTTATTGGCAACCGTTGCTAATTCCGTGCAAAAAACAGGTGCTACCGACCAAATTATTGAAAGCACTTTGCAAGCGGAAGCATTCATTAAAGCAGGTGGAACTTCGTCGGAGTTTCTTAAAGCGGATGGTAGTGTAGATAGCACTTCTTTTTTAATACAAAACGAAAATCTAGCTTACGGGCAATCTTATTTAGATAATTTTAGAACGAGAATTTTAAACGATTTAGGTACTTCGCACCCTAGCACGTCGGCTTATGAGTTAGCAAACTTAAAGCAAAATGACTTGCTGCAAAAGGCATCTTTAATAGTAACGCCTAGCGCTACGAAAGCATCAAAACTTTACGCTATTAAGCCACAAAATGCAGCGGGTGATTTAACCGTTGTAAGAGCAACTACCGCCACAAGAGTAAACGAGGACGGACTTATTGAAAGCGTTGCCGCAAACGTGCCTAGAATTGATTATACGGACGGTAACGGTAGTATTTTAGTTGAGCCGCAAAGGACTAATTTGTTGTTAAGAAGTGAGGAGTTTGATAATGCACCTTGGTCGAAAACTCAATTAACGGTTTCAAATAATACTGAGATTTCTCCTAATGGCACTTTGACAGCAGATACTGTGCAAACAACTGGAACTGCTGATATTCTTAGACAAAATGTTTCAGTTACTTCTGGAAATACATACACCGCATCAATATTTTTAAAAAACATTGATGCAAATGATTTAGCTTTTGTTTTTGCAGGTGCGATAGCTACTATTGTTTTAAATATAGATTTAGTTAATAAAACGGCTTCTGTTGGGGTTGGCTCAATTATTAATTTTGGAATAGAAAATTATCAAAATGATTGGGTGAAAGTATTCGCGACTTTTACTGTAACATCAACTGATCCTTTACAATTTAGAATATCTTCATCAAGCACTAACTTAGTGTCATCTTACTACATATGGGGCGCACAACTAGAAGCAGGCTCAAACGCTACGTCCTACATTCCAACGGTAGCAAGTACGGTAACTAGAAATGCTGATGTGATTAGTAAGACTGGTATTAGTGATTTGATAAATGGTCAAGAGGGTACTATATTTTTAAATTCAGCCGCTCTAGCTAATAACACATCGGCAAGGTTTATAGAATTGAGAGGAAACACGGTCAGCCTTATAAACAATATATTTATTAGGTATGAGGGTTTTGCAAATAGGATAGCGTATTCTGTTTATTCAAATTCAGCACTTCAATGCAACATTAATTTTGATTTAAATAGCCAGTCAGAATATAATAAAATGGCTTTTGTCTGGGCATTAAATAGGTTTGAAATTTGGGTTAACGGTAGTAAGGTTTCTGAAGATACACTAGGCATACCTCCAGCGGAAAATTTCATGAGCATAATAAATTTTTCAGATAGAAACGGAAATAATAAATTTGATGGAAATGTTAAAAGTTTTCAACTCTACAAAACAGCCTTAACAGACACCGAACTAGCAGCCTTAACAACACTATAACATGAACATATACAAACTAGTTTATACAGACAAAGAAACCGCAATCGCTGACTTAATAGCTAAGGGTGTTATTGATGAGCAGGGTTACACCAACGCAACGCAAGCAGTAGTGGAAATAGGTTTGATAGCTTTAACAGATGCGACATACGATGAGCAAGGCAATGAAATTACTCCAGCAGTTTTTGCAGACGGATACCACTACGATGTGATGAGTAGCGATGAGATAGTATTTGAAAGTGAGATAACAGTAACGAATCCAAAACACAGCTTCGCAGGCTTTAATTAAAATAACATGGGGATAAAATCAAACATAGGACAAAGTTTAACCAACGATAACGTAGGCATTGGAGTAGTTCCAGTAGCAGGTACTAATAAATTACAGGTTGAGGGTAATGCCACGGTAAACGGTAATGTCGGAATAGGGACGGCTACACCAACTGGAAAATTGCAAATTGATAAACCTCAAACTTCTGGAGTAGACTTCACAAATCCAAGCCTAAAATTAACTAGTATCACAGTAAATAATGAAGGTAGAACTTCTATAACTTTTCCCACATCAAGTGTTGATTTATTTGGATTTTCTGTAAGCTCTTGGAGAGCTGGCACTAGCGGTGCAGATGGTAAATTTGAAATAGCAAGTCATGTTAATAATGCAACAGGGGTTTCTAGGTTTATAATAGACCAACTAAGCGGCAACTTAGGAATAGGAACAACCGCGCCAACGGAAAAACTACAAGTAAACGGCAAAATAAAAGCAACAAGTATAAACTTTACAGGGCTTCCAACAAGTCCAGTAGGTCTACAATCTGGTGATGTATGGAGTAACGCAGGAATTTTAACAATAGTATAATTAAAAATGAACCACTTAATAACATTTATGAAGTTTATAGCACTCTACGCTTTAACACTTATTGCGCCTATACAGGGCTTACTACTTATCGCGGGTTTAGCCGTCTTAATGGACACTATTTTTGCGGTGTACTACTCAGTAAAAACAGCGGGCTGGGATAGCTTTAAAAGTACAAAGCTTTTTAATGTAGTTGTTAAGACGTTCTTTTATTTTGGAACTATAATCTTTGCCTATTTTATAGATACTCACGTGGTAAGCAATAACACTATACTAGGCGTGAACCTTTTAATTGCTAAACTTACCACTATTTTCTGGATTTATATCGAGGTTAAAAGCATAGACGAAACCAGCGTAAAAATGGGAAACCCGTCTTTTTATGCAGTCGTTAAAAAGTTAATGGGCAGGCTCAAAGATTTAAAAAAGGATATTAACGAAATAGTGAAATAGCCTATGAAACTAACTAAGAATTTTACGCGTGAAGAGTTTGACAGTAAAGACGGCTCAACTATGCCAGCCGACGTATTGCACAATATCCAAAAGGTAGCTAATCAACTGCAAGCACTCCGCGATGATTTAGGGCGTTCTATTACTATAAATAGCGGGTACAGGTCGCAAGCGCATAATAAGCGCATAGGAGGTGTTAAAAACAGCCAGCACACAAAAGGAACGGCAGCAGACATAGTGGTTTCTGGAATGAAGCCAAAGGACGTTGCAAAGGCGATTGAAACGCTAATTTCAAGGGGCGATATGTTACAAGGCGGAATAGGTGTATATCCTACGTTTGTGCATTACGACATACGCAAAACACGTGCGAGGTGGTAAGGGCTTTACTACTTGCTTTACTGCTTGCGGTTCTAGTTGGATGCGATAGCCTTAAAACCGCTCAGAAAACTAAACGCGACGTACAAACCAGCGAAACAATTAAAACGCAAACTAAGCGTGCTGGTGACACTTTACGCTTGCAAGTACCCAAAGTTACCTTTAGAGATACAACCATCGTTAAAACGAACTATATTAACCGTACCGAAGCGCGTATCGCGTACGACACAAACGGCAACGCCACAGTAGAATGTATAAGCGCGGAAATAAACGAACTACGCGAGGAAATACGCACGCTTTCAGATACTAGCAAAGAAAAAGAAAGCACAAAAGAAACCAGCTTCCAAAGTGAGGTAATTCTCTACGCGTTTCTAGGGCTTGCTTTGCTTATTGTGATAGTCGGAGTGGCGTTTTTTTGGGCTATGAGTAAACAAAGTTCACAAATACTTGCGGTTTTAAATAAAATTGCGTAGTATTGCACTTTAATCTTTCATTTGTTTTTTGTTTTTTGAGCCTACTTTTGACCGAGTAGGCTTTTTTTAAACAAAGAACTACCTAAAAAAACAAACAAATGTCAAAACAAATCAGACCACGATTAGAAAACGGTAAAAAACACGCGCACCTACATATCACAAAGCCAGAGCGTAGGATTTTAGAGATAGGCGATTTACATTGTCCCTTTGATTTAGATGCGTACCTCCAGCATTGCATAGATACGTATAACAACTACAACTGCAATCAAGTTGTATTTATTGGCGATGTAATAGATAACCACTACTCTAGTTTTCACGAACAAGACCCCGACGGAATGGGTGGAAGTGATGAGTTGGACGTAGCAATAAACCGCTTACAGAAATACTACAAAGCGTTCCCCGTTGCTGATGTAATGATAGGAAACCATGACCGTATTATAATGCGCAAGGCTTTTAGTGGCGGGATTCCTAAGCGGTGGATAAAAGGCTTTAGCGAGGTTTTAGGTACTCCAGGGTGGAACTTTGTAGACCGCGTAATATACGACGGTGTTCAATACGTACATGGTGAAGCTGGAACGGCACGCAGCAAATGCAAGTCAGATATGATGAGTACGGTACAAGGTCATTTGCACACGCAGATGTATGTAGAATGGGCAGTAGGTGCAAACTTTAAAATTTTTGGTAAGCAAATCGGCTGCGGAGTTGATCACGATGCTTACGCGCTAGCCTATGCAAAGCGTGGTAAAAAGCCCGCTATTGGTTGTGGTGTTACAATAGGTGGACACACTTCGTTTAATGTACCTATGGAATTGTAAATGTTAAAATTATGTTAAAGTAAAGGCATAGGGTTGCATAAGTTATAAATAGGTTTATATTTGCATATCACTAATTCAAAAATGATATGAAACAAAATAAACATTTCCCACGTGTTACTACTATACACGAAAATAAAAACGGCGTTACCACAATCACCGTTAAGGACAAACTAAAAGAAGTTTATAACCTTGCAAGTGCTGGCGTTAAGCAATCCGCTGCAATAGCTACTGGTGTTAAATTGCCTAACTACTTACACAGCGATAAACCCGAAAAATTAAAGGAGCGCGTTAAGGCAATTGAAACGGCACAAGCTAAACACGTACAGGATTCACAAGAAAGGTTAAACCAGATTAAAGTTATAGCGCATGAGGTTATCAGAGGTTAAGTCATTTGTAGAAGATTACTTTAGAGCAAATTTAAGAAGCCGACACAGGGGAACTAATAACATAAATGCAAGAGCAACCTATTTTAAATTAATACGCGAAAACACAAATTTAGCATTAAACGAAATAGGGCGTTCAGTTGGCGTTAATCATGCTACTGTTATAAATAGCTTAAAAAAGTTTGATATGTATCATAAGGATAGCGCAAGCGTAAGAGAGTGCTATGAAGATGCGCTAATACATTTTAAAATTAACACGGGTGTAAAAACTCAAGACTTAGAAGATTTTAAGCTAAGCAAGCCAATAGAAAAAGCGGTTAAGATTTTAAGCGAAATGACCGAATTAGAAGTAATAGAATTTTTACCACGAATAGAATTATATCACAAATCAAACATTAACAAAAAACAAAGACAACAACAATGGCAACAACAAAAACAACAACAAGCTTAAGAGAAAAGCTATTTAACGCAAAATCTGAAATAGGCAAAATTTCAAAGGATAGTACAAACCCTTTTTTTAAAAGCAAGTACTTCGATGTGAACTCACTTTTAGAACACGTCGAGCCAATTTTAAACAAGCACCGCCTTTTATTATTGCAGCCTATTATTGCTGGCAGCGTTAAAACCGAAATACTAGACATTGATAGTGATGACATAGTAGAGTGTGAAATATCTTTACCAGCAATTACAGACCCGCAAAAATTGGGCAGCTGCATTACCTACTACCGCAGATATTCGCTTCAGAGCCTTTTAGGTTTACAAGCTGAAGATGACGACGGTAACAGGGCAGCAAAGCCATCACCACCTAAAAGAGAAGTGCTTGACGAAAACCACCCAAAATGGCAACAAGCAAAAGCAGCCTTAAAAGCAGGAACTATAACGCTAGAAGCAATCAAAAATAAGTACGATGTCAGAGGGCAAATTTAGATTTAGATGCCGCGCTAGTGGCTTAGGTAAAATAATGGGCGCGCGTGGTATGGGTAAGACTGGCGAAAGCTTTGTACAGGATTGGCTAAAAGAAAAGCTATACGGAACGCGCCGCGAGATTTACAGTAAGTACATAGACAAAGGAAATGAAAATGAAGATATCGCTATTGAAATGGCAGCGCACACTTTAAATCACCCTATGCTATTAAAGAACGAAGATTGGTTTGAGAATGACTGGGTACACGGCACGCCTGACATCATTTTAGCCGATAGCGTAATAGATGTAAAATGTAGCTGGGATGCGTTCACGTTTCCACTATTTGAAACTGAATTACCTAATATGGATTACTACTGGCAGTTACAAGCTTATATGTGGCTCACTGGTACAAGTTCGGGAAAAGTTGTATATTGCCTAACTGAAACCGATTACGAGCAACCGCAATATAAGGACGTGCCAGAAAGTTTAAAGATAAAAAGTTTCAATGTAGCGTATGACCCCGCTGCAATTGAAAAAATAAAGGAACGGGTCGAACAATGTAATAACTATTTAAACACAATTAACAAATGGAATTAACAGGAACAACAAAGTACGTAGGATCAACCGAAACAGTAGGCTCGGGAAGTTTTCAAAAGAGAATTATTGCGGTGGAAATACCAGATGACAAATATCCTCAAACGCTGGCAGTAGAATTTACACAGGACAAAGTAAACCTACTAGACAATATAAACGTAGGAGATACTGTTACAATTGGCATAAACTTGCGCGGTCGTGAGTGGCAATCACCACAGGGTGAAACTAAGTATTTTAATACGATAGCGGGCTGGAGGATAGCAGTAACAGCAGCAACGCAAGCAGCACCAGCAACGCAAATAGCAGCAAGCGATGACTTACCATTCTAAGGAGGAACAACTGCAAGCAATAAGGGAAACAATCGGGAGTGGCTCAATCCACCCCGATAACCCTTTCTTAATCGAAATTAACAGAAAATACAGAGAATTATGCGACCAGAATTAAACCACTACGGCGACAGACCCGACGTGATAGATTTTAATAAAAAATACGACCTTAATTTTACGCTAGGCAACGCGGTTAAGTACATAGCACGAGCGGGCAAAAAGAACGGTGAAAGCAAAGAGAGCGATTTAAACAAGGCTATTGACTGCATTAAAAGAGAGTTGGATCATGTCTAGTATATCAGTATTCCCAAAGGGATTCCCGACAAAAGATGACCCTAGCAAATTTGCGCCAGCACGCATACCAGAGCAAGACATACCACTAGAAACCTACTTTGATAATATAAAGGATGGCTTTTGGCAGGATGAAGTATTGGCATACCGAACTGGCAAAATAGATAAAACCCAGTTAAGGGGCGTAACACCATGCGGAACGTTTACAAAGCGCGCTGCAAATGCAATAAAAGAACCGTCTGGAACTATCGCGATTGACATTGATAAGCACGACCAAATAGAGGGGCTAAGGTTAGACCACGTGCGAGTACGATTAATGCAGGACGGCTACACGCAAGCAGTACACGAAAGCGCAAGCGGAAACGGTGGTATGGTAGTTTATGTTAAGATAGACCCGAAACGCCATAAGGACGCTTTCTTAGGACTTGAGCGGCACTTTGCAAATGAGTACGGTGTAATCATAGATAAAAGTTGTAAGGACGTGAGCCGTTTTAGGTTTGTAAGCTATGACCCAGACCTGTATCACAACTCGCGATCAAAGACGTTTAAGACCTACCTTAAAAAAGAGGAGAAGCCAAACCCGAACCGCGCCACGTATATCCACACCTCAGAGGATTTAGACCACGTATGGCATCAGATAGCGAAAAATGGCTATGACATTGCACCAGATTATTACGACTGGCTTAGATGCGCTATGGCGCTTTCAAATCACTACGGAGGGCAAAAGGGTTTAGACCTGTTTCACTTAGTGAGCCAAAATAGTTCGAAGTATGATAGTAAAAAATGCGATGACCAATATGCTGCGGTGAGTACTGCAAGCTATGGCGATGTAAGCATTGCAACCCTTTTATACCTAGCAAAGAACGCGGGCGTAGAAATTAAGACACCAAAGACGCGCGACATCGAAAGCGTGGTAAAGCAACGGGTCAAGGCTGTGAACACGAACGGCGGGGCTGCGACCAAAGAGGATGCTGTAAAAGATGCAGAGCGCTTTCTAGTTGAGCAAAAGGGATATGATGAAGTAAGTATTAGGGAGGTTGCCGAGCAGGTCTTAGAACTAACAGAAACGGAACTAAACCAAAATACAGGTGATGTCCTTACGGATTTAGAAATATTTGTAGAGGGACTACCTTTGAAGTTTAATGAAGTAACAATGCACTACGAATATGAGGGTGAGGATATGCGAGAGCGTGATTGGAATAACCTTTACATTGATGCGCTCAAGGTTGTTAACGACAAAATAACGCAGCAACGCTTTGAACTTATTGTAAGGAGTGAAAAGGTTACAAGCTACCACCCATTCCTAGCTTACTTTGAACGCAATAAGCATAGGACAAGCAACGGCAATTTCGCAGCACTATGCAAAGCGATAAAGCACGAGCAAGGCGGTTCTGATTACTTAGAAGTATATCTTAAAAAATGGTTACTAGGAATGATTAGCGCAATGAATGGCACTTACTCTTTACTTATTTTGGTACTTACAGGCGGTCAAGGAACTAGCAAAACTAAGTTTTTCCGTAACCTTTTGCCAGAAGATTTAATGCGCTACTATGGTGAAACAGAACTAGACAAAGGCAAAGATGATGAACTTCTTATGACCCAAAAGATTCTTTTGCTAGATGATGAGTTTGGCGGCAAGTCTAAAAAGGACGCTAAGAAACTAAAGAACCTATCTAGCAAGCAGTTCTTTAACATACGTCCTCCATACGGAAAACGCAACGAGGATATAAAGAGGTATGCAGTTTTGGCTGGCACTAGCAACGATGACGAAATTATAAACGACCCGACAGGTAACAGGCGTATAATTCCTTTGAGAGTTAGCAGCATCGACTTTGCAGCTTTGGCGCGCATAGATAAGAATGAACTATTTATGGAACTTTACCGCGAATGGCAGCAAGTAGGTGAGGACTGGATGTTAAGCAAAGAGGATATAGCATTATTGCAGTCTTACACGACACTAAACGAAACGCCAAGCCCAGAGGAGGAATTGATTATGCAGTATTTTACGCTTCCTACTGACTCGTTTAACGGTGAGTTTTTATCGACAACGGAAATAGTAAACTATATTCAAGCGCGAAGTATGACCAAAATTCCATTGAACGTTTACAAATTTGGTTCGGTTCTTAAAAAGTTGGGGTACGAAAAATCGCACAAAAAAGTTGACGGAAATACAAAAGGAGGTTATCTAGTGCAAAAAATTGGTGAGGTTATCAATCCGAGTTGGCAACCTTACGGCAATTAGCCCAATGGTAGCAACGGTTACAATGTTACACCTAAAAAAGCCGAAAACTTCTATATGGGAAAACATTTTTTTGCACCAACTATATATAAAATATATAAAACTTTTATAGTTTCTATTGTAACCTTGTAACCCGCACTATCAAAGGGTTGCGAGGTTGTCAATAGTAATACTATTAACAACCGATTAAAAACTTAACAAATGATAAATACTTGCGTAGTAAAGTAAACCGCATAATTTTAGTTAAAAACAAATAAAAACCGTATATTTATATTATGGAAAACTGGAAAGAAATACCTTCATTTGCTGGATATTATGAAGCTAGCGATTTAGGACGCATAAGAAGAAAAAAAGGAGAAACAATATACAAAGACGGGCGCGTTGCAAAGTTCTCTCAAACGATACTTAAACCTTCATTAAACCACAAGGGTTACAATAGGGTTTACCTATCTATGAAATCTAAAAAGTATACTAAGACTGTTCATAGATTAGTTGCTGAAACTTTTATAGACAACCCAGAGTCAAAGAAAACCGTTAATCATATAAATATGGATAAGCTAGACAATAGTGTATCTAATTTAGAATGGATGACTAATAAGGAAAATATGAGGCACGCTTTTGCTAATGGTGCATATGATGAGAGAAATAAATACTGCATCAAAAATATAACTGACAACATTTAAAATGATAAAGTTATATCCTTATCAAGAACAAGCTGTAAAAGATTTAAGAGATAAAATAAAAGGGGGCGCGAGTAGAATTGTACTATGCGCCCCTACATAATCTGGCGCAGGAAAAACTGTCATGTTCTCATACCTAACCAGTCGCATAATAGCAAACCAAAAGCGCGTACTAATCTTAACGCACCGAAGCGAACTACTCACGCAAGCGGGCGGAACGCTAGAACACTTTGGGCTTAACGCAATCAATATAAAGCCGTCTTACGCACCCAAAACGCTTGCAGGTAGTTTATATGTCGCAATGACACAAACGCTTGTTAGACGCTTTAAAAAGCCCTTATATGCGCAATGGCTACAAAGCGGGCTGGATGTGGTAATAGTTGACGAATGTCACCGATGCGATTTTAACACGCTACTAGAAGCACTACCACCTCACGTAATAGTGATAGGTGTAACGGCAACGCCACACCGTGAAAAGAACCAACCAGCGCTGGACGCTTTTTACCAGTCAATGGTGGAGGTTGCACAGGTTTCGCGGCTAATCGAGTTAGGCAAACTAGCGCGCCCAAAAAGCTACGGCATAAGCATAGACCTTTCTGGAGTGAAAACCAAAGGCGGCGATTGGGATAGCCAGCAAGTCGGCAAAAGGATGGATGAGATTAAGTTGTATCACGGTGTTTATGAAAACTACATGAAGCACACGCCTGGACAAAAGGCAATCATATTCGCAAGTAGCATTGAAAGCAGCAAGACCCTAGTGCAATCGCTTAAAGATAAGGGGCTTCCCGCTAAGCACCTAGACGGCAATACCTCAACTAAGGAACGTAGGGAAACGCTGGAGTGGTTTAAGGAAACACCAAACGCGCTACTTAGTAACATGGGTATTCTTACGGCTGGTTTTGATGAGCCGACTATCGAGGTGGTGATACTTTACCGTGCCACTAAGTCGCTGCCTTTATTCCTACAAATGGTAGGACGTGGAAGCCGAACCACGCAAAACAAGCGAAGCTTCACTATCCTAGATTTTGGAAACAACATAGCCACGCATGGATTTTGGGAACAGGATAGGGAGTGGTCTTTACAGCCGCCAAAGCGAGCGCGTAAAAGTTTAGGAGTTAGCCCTATAAAGGAATGTCCTACTTGCAATGCGTACCTTTCGGCACAGGCTAAAGAGTGCGAGTATTGCGGCCATGTATTCCCGCCTAGCAAAGCAGAAATACAAGAAAGGGTAATAGCTGAACTGCGACTACTTTCATATGACCAAGTAAAGCAAGCAGCACAGGGAGCAAGTTTTGAGGAACTAGAACAGTTGGCAACGGCAAAAGGCTACTCTAAAAATTGGATATTTTACAATTTGCAAAACAAAGAGCAACTAAAAGATTACGCTAAATACAAAGGATATTCACCTAAGTGGGTGGAGTATCAAATGCAGTTAAGAAATAAATAACGTTTTTTACTTGCATATTAAAATAAAGGTGTATATTGCGCTAACTAAAAGTAAACTATGACACTAACACTAACACTAACAAGCATAGCAATAGGCTACTTTATTTATTTAGCCGCTGCATATTTTGGATATATTCCACCTAGCTATTACAACATAACGCACAAGGCGCAAGGTTACGAGGTGGTAGCCGAAACGCCTTTGTGTCCGTTTTACATTAAGATGCACGATGGCTATTTTGAAACGATAGAAGAAGCTGAAGATTTTGCTTTAAATTTATGAGTTTACCAAGCGGAGAAGATAGATTACAAGCAGACGCATACCGTTGGTTTCATAACACGTACCCACACTTACGCGGCTTGCTTAATTACAACCACAACAACAGCCGCAATGTAATCGAGGGCGCAAAGAATAAAGCAATGGGTTTGCAAAAGGGGCGTAGTGATATGGTTTTGTATCTCGCTGGTCGGGCGTTCATGATTGAATGGAAAACGGCAAAGGGAACGCAATCAGCAAAGCAAAAGCAATGGCAGGCGCTAATAGAAAGCCACGGGTTTAGTTACTATTTAGTTCGCAGCGTTGAGGAATTTAAACACTTAATCACAATACTATGCAGCAGCTTTCAAAACTAGCCGAACTAGATACCTACTGGCGAAACCTAGCCTTTACCATTTGCGGCTGTCACCTGTTAGCAGATGATTTGGTGCAAGATATGTATTTAAAAATATACGAGCGAAACCCACCCAGTTGGAATAAGCGATATGTTTACCGAACTATCCACAACCTATTTATAGACGAACTACGACGCACTAAAAAGCAAACCACCCTAGACTACATTGATGTAAGCACCGAAGAAACCGATAGCGACTGCATAGAGGCTTTGATGCAAAAGGCACTAAGCGATTTAGGCGACCCTAGTACAAGTAAAGCGGTAATGATTAACATGGATTACACGGTTCGCAGCTCGGCACGGAAAATGGGTTACAGCGCGTATAAACTTTGGTCTAAGGTTAAAGCTGCAAAGGAAGAACTAAGCGAGCGCGAGGATTTAAAACAGGCTTATGAGCAACTTAAAAACGGGGAGATATAAAACAAAAAACCACACTTTAACGTTAATATAATATGGCAACACCTAAGAAAAAGAAAGCAACCAAGCCAGCCTCTAAGGGTCTAGGCGATACAATCGCAAAGGTTACTAAATGGGCAGGCATTGAACCATGTGAATCATGTAAGAAGCGACAGAACAAGCTTAACAAGCTAATCCCTTACAACTCGGTTAAAGACGAAATGACACAAGAGCAATTCCAAAGCTGGGAACAATGGGGCAAAGAGTGGAACGGTAACACGCTCAAGGATGACGATATGACATTAATAGAGGACACCTATAATTCAATAAGGCAGACCAACGTATCACCTTGCAGGACTTGCGGTGCTAGTGCATGGTCGCAGCTTATAATGGCAATTGATAGTATAGCTAGTAAGTATAAGTAAAATCAATAATTGCAAACACATTGAATGATAACAGACGAAATAACGGAGGCAATAGCACTAAGGCAACTGGTGGCATAGACAGACGTAAGAACGAGTATAAGGATGCACTTAAACAAGCGGCAACCATTGATGACGTTGTGGACGTAATAGTAAAGCTAAAAGAGGTAGCAAGCACAGGTGACGTACCAGCGATTAAGCTATTTTTGGAATACTATGTAGGCAAACCAAAAGACAGCCTAGACATCACCTCAGACGGTGGTGCAATAAACTTTAAAGACCTCATTCAGTTTGGTAACACTTAGCCCGAAATATGAACTACTAGGGACGGATAGTAAATTTAGCATAGTAACAGGTGGGCGTGGGTCGGGCAAATCTTTCGGGGTTGCCTTGCTTACGCTTTTGCTTAGCTACGAACGTGGGCATACTATACTTTTCACGCGTTACACTTTAAGGTCTGCCGCGATTAGTATCATTCCCGAGTTCCTGGAGAAAATAGAACTACTAGGGCGTGATGGTGATTTTGCCGTTACTAAGGATGAGATTATAAACCGCAAGTCTGGCACGCGGATTCTATTTAGAGGTATCAAAACCTCTAGCGGTGACCAGACGGCAAACCTAAAATCCATTACAGGATTAAGCACGTGGGTACTAGACGAAGCGGAGGAACTTATGGACGAAGATAAGTTCGACACTATCAATTTATCGGTAAGGCAAAAGGGCGTACAGAACCGTGTCATCTTAATGATGAACCCAACTACAAAAGAGCATTGGATATATCGCAGGTTCTTCCAGGAGCGTGGCGTATCGGGTGGTTGGAACGGAACTAAGGAGGACGTGAATTACATACATACGACATACCTAGACAACTCTACCAATCTAAGCCCTAGCTACATTAAGGACATAGAGCGTTTAAAGCGAACCAATCTAAGCAAGTTTGAGCATAAGATTATGGGGGGCTGGTTAGATAAAGCGGAGGGAGTAGTATTTCAGAATTGGGAATTTGGCGACTTTAACCCAGACGGATTACAGACTAGTTTCGGGCTTGACTTTGGTTTTAGTATTGACCCAGATGCACTGACCGAAGTAGCAATCGACAAGACTAAAAGGGTGATATATTTAAGGGAGTGTATTTATGAAAAAGGTTTACAGACCAACGTTCTTAGTGAGCGACTAAATGCAATCACAGACAAACGCTTAATAATTGCAGATAGTGCAGAGCCGCGTTTAATTGCCGACCTAAGAAGTAGGGGCGCGAATATACAAGCGGTCAAAAAAGGCACAATCGAAAGCGGTGTTCAAATGTTACTAGATTACAAGTTGGTAGTTTCACCAGAAAGTAGTAATTTAGCCAAAGAATTAAATAACTATACCTATTCAGATAGGGCAAGCAAATTGTACATAGATGACTGGAATCACTTACTGGACGGAATTAGGTATAACGTAACGTACCATTTAGATAATCCTCATAAAGGAAAGTACTATGTTTAGGACTGACATAGAACAAAAGGTAATGCTAGTACGTCGATACATTCACGATTTTAAAGGCGTGGATATCGGTAACATTAAACTTAACGACGGTGAGGATTTAGCAAAGCTAGATTACGCTTTAAAATTTGCACAACAATACTTTAACGAATGAAACTAAGAATACCTACAAGCCAAAACGATATAACGTTAAGGCAGTACATAGAAGCGCAAGAGAAGCCCGAACGCGAGCAGATGGCAATATACCTAAATATCACACCAGAAACGCTTGCAGAGTTACCTCAATCGGTTTATGACGAAGCTTTAGTTTGCATAGTTACGGCTTTGCAAGAGGATCAGGAAACGCACGTGAAGCGGTTCACCATAAACGGGGTGGAGTACGGCTTTGTACCTAATTTAGACCAGATAGAAAGTGGCGCGTTTGCTATTGCCGAAAGTTCAATACAAGAGGTAACAACGGCAGCGGAATTTGTTAACGCGATGTACAGACCTATTAAGCGCAAGGCTGGCGTGTTCTATTCAGTTAAGCCATTTGCAGCGGATAGGGTTACTCAAATGCTAGATGCACCGCTTTCGGCTTACACGAGTAGTGTGGTTTTTTTTTACAATTTAGGCAACGACTTAACGAGTTATATCCAGAGTTATACACCGTAAGCAGCAAGCAAACTAATGCGGATATGGTCGAGGGCTTTGGCTTAAAGTGGGGTTGGTATCATACTTTTAATGTTATGGCTGGCGGCGATTACTTTAAACTTGAGCGCATTGAAAAAGAGCCACTAGGTGCAATACTTTACTTCCTAGCATATCAAAGCGACGTTACTAAATTGAACGCGCCTAAGAGTTAAAATGCTTAATTAATCGTTCTTTAAGTTGTAAGTCTAGTTCAAAATCGTCATTAAATAAGTTGGTCAACTCGCTTTCTTTTGGCGGGTCGTATGGGTGGTAAAAGTTACCTGTATAAGTGTAGCAATATAACTCACCATTTATAAATGGTATGGTGTGAATGTTATAGCCCTTATTAATTAAGTACTCTTGAACTTTATCGTTATGCGCGTGGCTTTTAATTTTTACTATCATGCTCTTGAATTTAAAACAAATATAAGCTATTTCACGTTAATATAATATGAATGGATACTATCTTTTATTAGACTACATTAAGAGCCTGTTAGATGCCGACGTAGATTGTAACACGGTTACTACTGGCGTGGACTTGAGTAGCACCGACCTAAACCGTAAAGACATCTACCCACTCGCACATATCGAAGCAAACGACGGAACGTTCTTAGATAACGTGATTCAGATTAATTTAGAACTGTTTAGCCTTGACCAATTAGATTTTAGCAAAGAGTTGGAAGTGGGTCAGAAGTTTATAGGCAACGATAATGAGCAAGACGTTTATAATACTACGCTGTACGTGCTTAGGCGCGTTTATAACAAGCTTTCGGTTAGTGATGGCATATCAATACTAGGCGATGCAAATATACAGAAAACGGAGCGCGTAGAGAATAACCTCATCGGCTGGTCTATGACTTTGACTGTTGAAATTTCTGATAGTGTGATGCGTTTCTGCTAGGCTATGCAAAACAGCGAAGTACAAATAGAACTAGACAAATTCGGAAAGCGATTAGTACAGGCTTCACGTAGCAGCCTTACGCAACAAAAGGTAAAGGCAAGCGGTGAACTTTACAAGTCTATTGGCTACGATTTAAAAGTAAGCCCTAATTCATTCCAGTTTAGTTTCGGCTCTACTTTGCCATACTCCACGTTTCAAGATCAAGGGGTGAGTGGAACTGAAAAAAAATATAACACGCCTTTTAGTTACAAAAGTAAGAAGCCACCAGCAAGCGTATTTATAAGCTGGGCAAAGCAAAAGGGAATTAAGCCACGTGGTAAAAATGGGCGGTTTACATCCTATGAAAGTTTCGGCTTTGCGGTTGCAAATAGCGTATTTAGGAAAGGTATCAAACCAAAGAACTTTATTACCCGTCCATTTGAAAAAGCCTTTAAAGATTTGCCCGATGCGTTAATAGAAGCTTATGGATTGGAACTGGATAGGACGTTACTCAGATAACGCCTTAATAATATCCTTTTCGCTTATTATCTCAAAGTCATAGTGATACGTTTCTTGCCCTTTCATTGATAGCGCGTATCTAATGCCGTCATTCCTAACTAGGTAGCCAGTTACTAAATGCGGGTACTGGTCTGGGTCGGTTATAAGGAAAACCAGTTCGCCTATGTTGTGTTGTGTGTCTATTATTTGCATATTCAAAACGTCTTAATAAAAACAAATATACAACATTTTTCGTTAATAATATATGCCAGTATTCTCAACAATTACGATAAATTTCTCAGATGCTTTCGAGCCAAACACAGCCACGCCATTAATCTTTATTAATGCTTTTGATGCAATTCAAAACGCTGGTCTTTCGGTTGTAGTCGAAAGGATAGTAGCAACCCGCACGCAATTTGGCGAGTTTTCAACTGGTACGGATGACGTTACGCAAGCTGTATTATATAAAGATGCTCTGGATTTAGACCTCGACCCTTTGGAATATGAGGTATCTATAATAGGCAACAATGTTACAATAGGTAGCCTAAGGCAGGAAATATCATTCACCGATTTAGTAATAGGGCAACCGAACACAAGCCGTGCTACTTTTGTTATAAATAACGATGCGATAAATATACCACGCACGGAGGGTATCATTCCAGCGCGTTCTAACTACTATGTAACGCGTCCTATTGTAGATCCCAACGTGGTTAGTCAAACAGTTAAGATGTGGTTTAATTCTGACCTAATAGACCCCGACTACCAGCAACGAACGCCAGACTATCAGTCTACTCAACTAAGACCAAGTGCAAACTGGGAGAATTTTGACCTAGCTATAACACAATACGCACGCGACTTTATAAACCCGAAACTTCCAACGTTCACGGCTGGAATAGTTGATAGCGTAGCGGGGTCTGTAATTACTAGCAGCATATCTGTACGTAACAATCTGGAAGCAATAGACCAGCCTATTTTAAACCAGGCTGTAACCACACTAGGCTATGCAACCTATCAGCAAGGGGCAACGCCTAAATATAGTCAGCTTATTCTTTTGAGTTCCCAACGCCACCAAGTTAAGCGCGGTGAACTTATAATCGTACCAGTAAACACAAACGCGGTTACAACTTCAATAGTATTTACCAATCCAGCAGGCGATTTTTTAGGGTTATATACATTAATAGCAAGCGGTGATATAACTAAGCAGATACAATATGTTTGCTTTTCTACTGCGGGGCTTACCGATGACTTTGTAGAAGTGAACGGAACGCATATTTTTGAGTTGATAGATGAGTGCTTGTATGAAACACAGCCAGTCCGTTTCTTAAATAGGTACGGTGTATGGGAAAACCTTACATTCTTTAAAGCCGAAAAAGAAAGTTTGCAGGTAACTCGTGAGGGGAATTTTAAGAACAACTATGTAAACGGTGGCACGTATGACACTACACGCCATTTATACCGCAATACGGACACGAACGCGCGTAGGTCGTTACAACTTACCACAGGTTATATTAGCGAGCAGCAAAACGCAGCTATTGATGACTTGCTTTTGTCAGATTATGTGTACCTCGAAAACGGTGAGCCTATGGAAGTCGACACTAATAGCGTGGATAAAAAGACCCGCATAGTTGATAAGCTAATTAACTACGAAATCGCTTTTAAATATAGTAGTGATTTGGTGCAAGTGGTTTAAAATACCTTATCGGGTATATTACACATAAGCGTAATAAAGTGCAATTATTACACTTTAAAGTAATAGTCTTACTATTGATGCTTGAGTTTATCCGATGTTATGCCCCATTTTAAGAAGCCTTGCAGAAACAATCCGTTTCAAATTCAAACAAATCACATTGTTGTTGTGAAAGTTCGTGTAAGTCTTGTGCTTTAGTAAATGGTCTTTGTGCCATTTCAACTAATTCTTCAATGCTTTTATTAGTTCTTAAATCAAATCTTGGTATTTCTTCGGAACTATATTTTTGTTCCATTTCAAGCCACCATTTAGCACTTTCAGGATTTTCTTTTATAATTGTCAATCTCTTTTTCAATGACTTCTTAAAACATAAATCGCAATTGCCTTGATAGTCTTTTAATCCTAAATCAAAACTTTGCTTTTCCCACCAATTACGAATAAATCGGCTATCAATTTTAACTTCGTCGCATAAAGGATAAATTACTTTTTCAATTTCAGCATTTACGCTTTTACGATGTGCTTCATCGGCTCTAATTCCTACTACTTTAATAATATCAAAGTTTTTATAATTATCACGTAAATAAGCATCAATAGGTCTTTGTTTTAATTCCCTTGTACAATTAGAAGCCATATTGTTTGGTAATGGATATTTTTTAAGCATAGCTTCAAATGGTTCTCCATTTCTTGAAGCAGTTTCATAATCAACTATTGTATAAGTTGTTCCTTTGCCTTTTTCGTTGTTAACTAATGCTTCAAGATAAACCAAATTCAATCCAAATTCCTTATCGCATTTATCCGCAAATTGCAAAGTTTCTTCACGTTCTTTTCCAGTATTCATAAAAACAAAAATGCAGTTTTTATAGTGTGGATGTTCTTTCATATACTTTGCTAAAAATGCTGAAGTTCGACCACCAGAAAACAAAACCACGTACAAAAACGAGGCATAACACGTGCTATAAGAAATAGCGGTTTCGGTGCTTTCTGAAAGTTCAGGTGTGTTTTTAAAATTAGTCATAAATTTAAAGTTTAGTTTTTATTAATCCGCTACTTCTCATAGCACAACCGTTGTGTGTAATACTACATTCCATCTCCAAATAAAGTTTCTATTTGTGTTTATACAAGCAACTAACCGTTATGTGAAATTAATAGTCTTTCCTATCAGCCAGTCTTATGTTAATTTAATCCGTATGACTTAATACCCCCTAAAATCGGATTAGCGATACAATCATTAACACGTCCTACATTTGCGACAACAAAGGTTTTCTTTCTTTTTAGGGGTTGATGTTACCGCAATAATACAACTATAAAACAAAATACGCAAGTTTCACGTTAATAAAGTGCATGAACTTACAGATTTACATATCAGACGAGCAAGGAATAAACGAGCGAAAAATAGACTTATTCCCGTCCGATACTATAAATTTAAACCAGTCGATACAATCACTCCGCGACCTTACTAAAGTTTTTACCGACTTTACGCAGTCGTTTAAAGTTCCCGCAAGCGATAGCAATAACGCGACGTTTAAGCATTACTACCAGTCGCAAATAGATGACGGCTTCGATGCTAGGACAAAAAGAAAGGCACGCATAGAAATTAACGGCATTACTTTTAAGCTGGGCAAAATGCAGCTAAACTCGGTAGGTATCAAATCCAACAAACCCGAGTTTTACGACATTCAATTCTTTGGAAATACTATTGACATTAAAGACTTAGTAGGTGATGACACGCTACGAGATTTAGATACACTTGATGCGCTTGATTTTGAATATACCGATAGCAACGTGCGAGCTAGGCTAGAAACAAATGCAAACGTTTCTTTTAGTCTGACTTCATACGCAAAGCGGTTTCTATTTAATAGCGACGGAAATGTGAACACGCCAGAAAGTGTAAACATAAAGTATGACCCTACGTACACAAACGGTATTGACTGGAAAGATTTAAAAGGGTACGTTAAGGTAAGTAAAATCATTGATGCAATAGAGCAAGAGTACGGGTTTACATTCAGCCGTGACTTCTTTGGGCGTGCTGAATTTCAACAGCTTTACATGAGTTTAGGGAATGGTAAGAGTACTAGGGAATTACTTTCTGAAAACTTGCTAGGCGAATATAATAGGGTGGTTTTTAGGGGTTCGGGTTCTAATTATATTCAAAATTCCTACATTATAAATATGCCTGTATCAAATCAAGCAGTTGATTATAGGCTTAAAATAGAAGTTAACGGGGAGGTTCTTTTTCAAACTGGTATAGTAAGAGGTAATATAAATATAAGGTTTAACCAACAAAACGCGCCTACTGGCAACTACAATGTAAAGTACTACATTGAAGCGGAGCGCGCTATGAATGTCACCCCTAGATTAAGATTGGAAAGTGTTAATTTTCCATTAGGTAGTTCAACTCTAATAGACGAAACCGTTTCAATTACCACACTAAACCCTACCTTTAAAGTTAGCGAAAGCATAGCAAACATAAAGGTTCTAGACTGGTTTTCTGCAATATTAAAGTCTTTTAATCTAGTAATAGTACCACAGCCAAATGGCACGCTGTACGTTAATGACCTAAATAGCTGGTATCTGCAAGGTGCAATACTGGACGTAAGTGATTACATAGATATAAGCACGCTACAAGTATCGCGCGGTGAACTATTTAAAGAGATTAGCTTCAAGTACGAGGACACTCCGCAAATACTAGCGGCAGAATATGAATCTACTTTCGGTAAGCAATTTGGCGCGGAGGAAATAAGCCTTTTAGGGCTTGCAACCGATGACACCTTAGAAGTAAAGCTACCATTTGAAAACCCACAATTTGAGCGCATAACAAACAGCCTAGTGCAATACGCTTACATTGTAGATGGTGAACTTGCGCCTTACGATAATAAGCCATTTTTAGCCTATTTGCCGACGTTATTACTAGATAGAAGTAATAGGATAGGTTTTAATACGGACAGTTCTTACATCGCTTTAAACCAAGCCAACGTGCCTAGTCATTCAATCACGCTTTCGGGTGGTTTTACCGCGCAATTTGCAGATGAATTTAGCGAATATAACAGGACTTCGCTATCAGATAACTTTTATTCACGTTTTTACAAAGATTATTTTGACGACCTATTCAGTCCTAAGCGTAGAAAGTACTCATTTGATGCAGCTTTCCCACCGTTACTATTCTCAAAAATAGAAATAAACGATAGGCTAATCATTAAAGGCGAACGATATGTAATAGATAACATTGATACCGACTTAATAACAGGCAAAACTAAGCTTACTTTGCTTAATGATTTATTTGAAACGCTAATAAAAACAGAAACAAGCAGCACATTAAGTGAGAAATTTGGAGTTTTTAATGACGCTGGGTCATTCTATTACGTAGGTGGTGAGCAGATAGCGATAGCCTTTACAGATGATGACTTTATTACAATAGATAGCCAGCCGCCACTAGTTAGCTTTACACTATCAGAAAACGCCACGCTTGCAGATAGGGTCGGAGTCATTCAAATACAGGACGGACTTAGCGACCCTACTTTCGTAGTGCTGCAACCTTTTAACGATTTTAGAAAACTTGCTTTTGATAGCAACCAAATAACTTTTGATAATACAAATATAACATTTTAACAATGGCACTACTAGACATAGAAATAGGGAGCGAACCAAACGACGGATTAGGCGATGACTTAAGAAACGGAGCGCAAAAAATAAACCAAAACTTTTTTAATGTAGAAAACTACACAGGTGGCGCGTCTTACTTTGATGAAACTTATAAAATAGGAAGCCCGCTTGTTATAGAAGAAGGTGTCCGCACAAAATTAACGTGTGATAATGGCACTATTGTAGACGGAAATTTACCTTTTGATTTTAGCGGTGGCATGTGGAACGCGACCACCAATAAATTAGTGGCAATTAATGAAAAAGACCGTATTATATTGGAAATTAGATTTAAGGCTTCAGCATCTGTTAACAACGCGTTTTTTGATG